CTCATCATTCGTATCATCCATCGTGAGTTCGGCAGATTCTCTATCACTACCAGCCGTATTCCAGCCGTAGATATTAATAGAGGGATTACCCGAAGCTATCGTGTCCCAGATATTAACGTCTTGGACCACCGATGTGTTAATATCCAAAGCAGCGGCAGGTCCGATAAGCGAACCTATCGTAGCCGAGCCTGATGTCGAAATATTGTAAGTATCCTCATCACTATGGGATGCCATTGTGTGAGCGACAACGGGGAAGTCTGTACCAGACTCCAAATCGAGAAATGTTCTCATCGCTGCTTCGGTAGCACATGCCAGGAGTGACTGTACGTCTGCTGATGGAGTAATCCCTGCATAGGTATCTAAATCTCCATCCCAAGCTACAACGTCTGTCCCTATCGCTAATCCCAAAGCAGTCCTAGCCGTGTTGTGGTCAGCTAGGCTCAAGGTGACATAGTTTCCTCCATCTGCCATGGTAAACTGATTCTCGGTAACTCGGAATATCCCATCACCGATAGCCACTCCAAAGTATCCAGCAGTCGCACCAGCGTCCACCTTGACCGTAAAGGCATCAGTAACGGCAGCATGGGATATAATTATCTCATTACCCTCATCATCCTTGTAGTACAAGTCACCATCGGAAGACTTAACATACAGCGTCCCATAACCCGATGTCTCAGATGGGGCCGTAATTTCTTTCAGAAGGAACTGCTTCTCGAATTTGAGGACAGACGTAAACTTCCCTTTAACCCACCTTGCCTGTATCTGTCCGAAACTTACTGAACTTAACAGCAAAAACACACCCAATAGTGCTATTGCTTTAATCGTTTTTTGCATTTTAACCCCCGCTTATATCCTGCCCCATGACAGGGTGGCGTTGACAGCCGTAATAGATTTCCCTGTATCACCGTTGGTGATTTTCCATAACCGGATATGACTAATCCCCTGAAACCAATCTACCTGTGAATGTCTCACTAAATAGGGAGTAGTGTCATACGTGGCTTTCGAAATCTTGATAAACTCTTCGTTTGTAGTCCACGTTGACCCACCGTCATAACTAGCCTGAAAATAGAAATCAACATCAGACGCATCCATGCCATCCTCACCAGTAAACACGATTGTGGTAGTTGCCATGTCTGTTGAAACACCCAATTCCCTTGACGTAAAATCCGTCCCATTAGTGGCTGTTACTGTCTTTGCTATAGATGACACTGCTGTTGCTAGAAAATCCTCGTGATTTCTATGTGACATCGTATCTCCTCACTCACCTGCCTGCCCAGTATCCAAGGGCTTGCAGTTGTCTTTCGACTTCCTTTAAATCCTCATCGCTCAACTCGTCTGTTTCCCAGAGCGGGATAAACTTCAAGCTGTACTGCCGTTTTTTAAAAACCTCTAGTAAATATTCCTTATCATCCGATACCTGAAACCTGATAAACCAGGCACAATGCGGACACTTATATGCCATGAGATTAAGGTTCGGTTCAGGATCATACCCATCTTCTTTCAACTCCGGCAGCCTCTCGTCGGGATGATCCTTTTCATAAGCCTCCCGCTGTGCATCCTTACTTATCTTCAATACCGAATGCCTAACTTGCATCTTTGTGTCTTTACCCAGCGACACCTTGCATCTGACACAAAGGGCATCAAACTTGGGCTTATGCCCCTGCATATCATACGTACGTTCCCACCCTTCTATGAGGGTTGTTTCACTGTCAGTCTTCGCTTCATCCATATGAAAAATCCTATTACCACTCTCCACGGTCTTCTCTTCCAGTTGTCAACGACCATATTGGTAAACATCATCCATTCGTTCTTCTTCCACATCCTGTCATGGTGCTCTGGGCTTATTGCCACACCGTAGATATCCTCATATCCACAGTGAGGACAACGAACCACAACATCCGTCGCAAAGCTCCACGGTTCATCTTCCTTGTCGGGATGTAGCTTAAAGTTAAGATGTTTAATGTCGAATACTTCCATCACCATCGGTTTGTCGGGATGAAAAAAACAGGTGGGTAAAAAGTTCGCTTCTAACCCTGAATAAGTCTCAGCTGTCTCAGTCCATACTGCCATTGTTCTCCTATGTCGGTGTAGTAGTCGGCTCTGTCGCTACTGTTATTCCAACCGCCTCTAAATCTGCTGTTTCTGACACATGGGTATCTACATCATCAACTATGTCCTCCCAGGTCGGTGAAGTCCATTGGTCAGCAGCATCCGCACCGACACGCGTTATCTTGCGATAGTTATGCGTGTGTTCGTCAAATGTAGCTTGACTTACCCCACCCGCCGCAGGGTCTAGTTGAAAACTCTGAATTGCCATTACACAGCAGTATCGTCGTATTCGATGTCCAACTTTCCAGTAGAATCCCTATGGATATTCTTTACATAGTATTCACCAGATGTGGGTGCCGTTTTAACAATATTCAAGTCATCCTGACTTAATGCCGCTTCCCTAGTGATTGCAGTTGATGCAGCGTTAATCGCCGATACAACCTCATCGTTAGTAGGCGGTGCGCCAGTATCGTAAAGATTACTGGAACCTTCACCAATGTCGTCACTATCCACAGCACTTAGAGATGCACCGTCGATTGCAGCCGCCCTGTTAATAGCAACTGTGGCTGAGTTGATCTTGCCCACAATTTCATCGTCCGTATAAGACTGAGCATTGGGGTCTAATTGCATACTTTGTATTGCCATATTAAATCTCCCTATGTGACTTCTGTGTCATCATATTCTACGATTAGCTTCCCTGTTTCTGGATCAATAAAGAGGTTGGTTACAAAGCAATACCCCACAGGCGGGTCACTTGCAATGCCACCCTCTACTTTCGCAATTTTAACCATGACACGTTCATCACCTTGGAACGTGAAAGCCATCGTTTACTCCTGAAACTAAATTCTTCTATTCTCCACCATAACCGCACATACCAAGGGGACATCCATGCCGCCCCCTCTAGGTAGATTTTAAATGTAGGAAATCTCGTATCTATGCGATTATGCGTTCTTAACATCATTTCAAAGTTACATCCACCGTAAATGTGAATGACGGGGTAGTACCCCCAATTGTGTAAATACAGGCTATTTTTTCGCCTAGTCCATACTGTACAAATCCCTCATCTTGTCCTGTAGTGGTTTTCTGGTCGAATGTAGCCAATGTATGCCATGTTTCAGTCATGGGATTGTATGTTTGAATAACCAAATCTAAGGTGGGGCTACTACCTGTTGCGGCAGTAATCTTCAGATAGAACACACCTTCCTGCTCAGTTTTGCAGGGAATTGGGGTACTCTGAGTATTGCCAGTAGCCCCTGCGGTTCCACTGTATAACCGGCGAGTATAAGCCTTCCTAGCCACTATTTAACCTTATCTATGTCCTGACCACGGATAAAGTTCTTACTCTGCCCAGTTTTCTCCTTAATCTTCCTCTCCAAATACTTCAACTTACTCAGCTGTTCCTCCGTCATGGTGCTTGCCCCTTCCTTACGCCAATTCTCTTCCTGCTCAGAACGGGTTTTGCCAAACTTGTCATTACTTGGAATAATGATATTCGCCATGGTTTCCCCCCAATAAAATGGAGGGGCGGTTCCCCGCCCCATCCATGAATATCAATACCTGCTTAGGCAGTCATTGTTACTATGCCGAGTTCATCATAGATACCAGCACTGTAGATTCCTGTATCACCACCAGCTAACGAAGCCAAGTCTGCTTCAGAAGAAGCAGCACCGAAATAACAATTAGCAACAACACCATCATTAGTACCTGAGAAGGCGATATAATCCCCAGTATCAGGAATGTTTGCGAAATAACAATCCCTTATCACGAGGTCATAATGTGATCCTTGAATTATAATAGGCGAAGTAGCAAAGTTGTTCGCATTTCCACCCATGAAAGTACAACCCTTAATCACATTTCTGGCACAGGCTGCCCCGCTATCAGTTCCGCGTCCATCAAGCTGAATGCTAGTTCCAGTTCCGTCATGCTTCATTTGAAATCTGCAATTAACTATCTGCAAACCATCTCCACCATTGTTACGAACTGGTCCCTTGGTTTTAAATGCACAGTTGTAAATAGTAGGACCATCTCCACCATTCATTGTCCGTCCAGTGGCCTCATTCTGAAAATAGATGGTATTACCTGTGCCTTCATTGAAGAAGCCTATGTTCTCAATGTGCACACCTGCCGCTTGAACTGTAAAAGGAACCGTGTTGGTGCCAGATACCTTCCACCGTACACCCAGAAAATCACTAGCACTAGCTGTACGCTGCGTAACGCCAATGAATGACATATTAGCATTGGTATCTACAACGCCACTGCCACCAGCTCCGCCAGTTGCAAGAGTAATATCTTCCGCATACCGCCTAAAACCTTGGGCAATCTGATATGCTCTAGGTCTGATGTAAATCACATCTCCACCAACAGCTAAATCTTTAGCCGCCTCAATAGTTTTTAAAGCCTTATCTGGGGCTTTTCCACCATTAGAAGCCGAACCATTATCGTAATCTACAAAATAGTGAGTAGCCCAAGGACTGGAAAATCTCCCACTCCCCACAGGTGCCCCACCATATTCTTTTACTTGATCTCCAAATGTAGTCAAATTAAATCTCCTAATCCCCCATTCCTCATCGGTTTCCCATCACCTAGCTAGGATAGGCATGAGGTGGGGTTGTGGCGGGGGTAACTCGTCCCTAGAAGAGTTACTCCCCACCTTATCATCTCTAATTCTTAAGCATCTCCCAAGAAGAATGCCCTTGGGTCGCCAAACCCAGGCTTAAACCACTGGTGACTCGTAACTATGGTATTCCGTGAGGTGTTAGGCGCATCTTGAACCTTCAAATCAGGTTCTTCAGTCGTCATCACGAAGATGTCATAGTCAGAATCCTTGGCAATCATTCCCCAAGACGTGGTAGCGGTAAGTCTATGGTACACAAAAAGCTGTAAGCCATAGTCCTGCGCCACGTTGGTTGTGTTATCGCCAGTGTAAGGTTTCAGTTCGGAACCGAGTATTTCCCTACCTTCCCAACGAAGATTAGGGTTGACAAACAAATGCGTCGGTGTCTTCGTAATCGCATAACCATCATCATCAACAAGAGTGTCAAAATAGATAGTTGCGCTCTCAAATGAAGACACGCCTAAAGCCGCATCTAAATAATTGTCATACGTAGTTCCTGCATCATCCCTACATAAGTGAGAACTTGAAGCCAGTTCCAAGCCATCAAACCCAGTGTAGTAAGTCGTAGCGGTGGCATTATTGAATATCTTCGCAAGTTCAATGTCTTTCTCTTCCCGCATGTTCTTACTGAGCTTCGCGGTCAGGTCTTTCATAATCCCATACCGGTTGAATTTCTTCATTCCGGCGGTAATCTCAAAACCAAAACCGTACCGTTCCTGTTCGTATTCTTTGGTTTCGGGTTCTGGCGTTTCGGCTAACGGAATGTTTGCCCCATCAGCAAGTTTTTCCATACCCGTCAGTCCGGCTATCCTAGCCCGCCTCTCATACTCGTCTTTCGTCTTGATGTGTTTGACCATCGTTTCGGCTTCATACATCGCCTTGCGTTTTGTAGAGTCAAAAACATCCCAGAGAAGCGATTTAAAAAAGTCTTTGTTAGTTGTGTTATCCCAATAAATTGAATGTGCCATTATCGCCTCTCCTTAATACTGCGCGTCGCAGGCCGTTGAGGTAAATCGAACCAACATTCTTCCACCTTTGGTTCCCTCTTCGCCACGACGATACTTCATGATAACCACACCCGCACCAGCCGAAGCCGCGGCACTCTCAATATACCAAGCAGCGACATCAGTTTTATTGGTGTTGCTATTGCCATCACTCAATGTATAAGATGCACTGGCAAGGTAGTTGAGCTTACAGTTCACGCCCTCATAGTAGGTTGCTTTTGTGGAGGGCTTAACACCCTTCTTACAATGAGCTTCCCACACCTGTTCGGGTGAAATAACATACACGGGACACAATGCCCCAGTAGTACCCGAAGCGTCAGCCGCCGCTATCCCAATAATGCCAACAGAAATACTACTGGTGGCACCAGTGGTGGACGGTGTGGTAAACTGTGTGAGTGCCCCAGTTGCTATTGATATGGGATCACCCCTATGAAAACTCTGTGATGCAGCCTCCTCGAACTGCTCAATATTAGGAGGTCCATCTTTTAAAACAAAACCGAATCTGAATTTCGGTGTTACAGCTCCCATTTTATCCTCTCAATGGGCTACTGATGATTACAAACCTAAATCAGCTATTTCCTCTTTAGAAATCAGCTTTGACCCCGCCTCTTTTGCCATTTGGTCTA